GTAACTTAACTCGACAGGATTGTATTCGTGAGTTACCAGCCTTATGGAGACGCTGTCATGTTATTGATTTTGCTGATGTACTATTTTCCGGTGTGTACACTGGAGTGGCAAAATGGAAATACTATGATTTGAGTGAAAATAAATTCAAAATCGGATATCCAGAACATCTTCGGGAGTGTATGGAAGGGTTGTGTCCAGTGTTTGCTTTAACGGGTGTTGATACGGATTTTTACGCGTGGATTAGTAAACATGTAGTTAAATTACGTAACTTGAGTAAATCACGCATGGTTTCCAATAACTTAACACCGTCGCAGGTAGAAATGGTAAGGGCCCAACTTGATGAATTTAAAGTAGAGGGGCGTGAGTCCTTCCTTTCAAATTTAGTCGGGATGTGGACTATGCCTAGTAAAAGCGACAACAACTTGGCTTTTGACCCGACGGACTCGGTGGCTTCAGACTTTGACATCGATGTTGAGTTACAACGTTTAAAAGAAGAATTAGCAGACTTGCCAGATTCTCAACACGAAGAATACTTAAAAATTGAACCTTTAGAATATTTTCGGATTTTAATAACGGAAAGTTTCCAGTGGATAGTAAGTAAGATAAGGGCACTTGTATCTTCGATTATGGAGCATGATATGTTTCTAGAGATAAGTGTTTATATTTTTTCCATGTTAATTTGTTACGGTGTCAATTATATTGTAACAAGTTGTGTAAATAAACGTAAAAACAAACCAAATTTTAGTATTGAAAGTGATTTGTCCGAAAAATTCGACTTAAACGGTCTAAATACAATGCATGCTAGCATTCGAAACAATCTGAGGGAAATAGTTGTCGTGGCTGGAAAACATGCCACCCATGTAGTTGGTCTGCTAAGTGGTCACAACGTAGTTGTACCGGCACATTGCATACATAGTGGAGATATGTATATTACCGTTTACGGTAATAAAAGAAGTAATCATATTATCTACGATAAAATCAGAGTTAATGTTTTGTACGAAAATCGTACGAGTGATGTAGCTGTGCTTAGTTTACCCAAGAATATTGCAACGGTTTTCAAGAATATGGGACACTTTTTTCGCGTCCGAACTAGTCGTAATAACTATGTTTTGATTTCACCTTATGGAGTTATGCGTAGTTGTAGACCAACTGTTTTACATTCGAGAGATGCTATAGTTTACCGCGTACCTCTGAATGACACCTGTTTTGAAACTAGAATAGAGGGTGATACGTTTATGTATGATGTCCACGGAAAGGGCCTTTGTGGTTCTTTGGTAGTGGACAATGAGGGAATTCTAGGAATGCATGTCGCAGGTTGTGAAGAAGAGGGAACTGGTGTAGCCATGAAATGGGGAGATTCGGATATCTTAAAGATTGGGAATTTGTTACTTAATGATAAATGCAATTTTCAATTCCCATTGCACGATAAAGCATTCGAAAACTCATCCGTTATAAAGGTTGATGTATCCTTGCCCGTTTCGGTCGCTAGTAATAGTTCACTGGGACGTTCCCCGTTATTTGGGCTATACCCGATAACTCGTAAACCTGCCAACTTAGTTAAATATGGTAAGTGCACGGTAAAGGACATCGCAAAGAAGTCATTTGGTTTAACACAATTAGTTAGAACCGAAGAGTTAACTTTTGGGAAAGAAGTTGTTCGTAATTTCTTTAAATCTAGTTCTTTTAGATTATTGACGGAGAGTGAGATTGTTGGCGGTACCAGCTTACTGGCTGGTCTAAATAAAGAGTCAAGCAATGGCTATAAATGTAAACCCCTTAAAACAGATTATATAAATTTTGATACTAAATCTTTTTTACCACTTTTTAAAAATGAAATTTTACTTTTCGAACAAACTTTGGAAACCGGTCCTTTTGACTGGGAAAAATTAGTCTGGGTGGAAGCCTTAAAAGACGAGCTACGAAATGTAGAAAAGGATGGAGAACCTAGAAGTTTTCGAGTTGGAACTATACATCACCAAGTTCTAATGAAGAAATATTTTGGTTGGTTAGTGGAGCATCTGATGATGAATAGGCGAGATAACGGAATAATGGTCGGAATAAATCCATTTACTGAATGGCAGCAGATGTACGACATTTTAAAATCTACAAAGGGCGTTTTTGCTGGTGATATAGCTAAATGGGATGGCTCAATGAACAATATGGTTCAAGACTCCATAAAGGAGGTAATTCTAGAATTTATCCCACCCGAGCATCAGCAGGTCTCCGATGTCCTTTTAGAAAATGCTATTCGTTCGATAGTTGCGGTGCAGGATGACACTTACATCACAACTCATTCAATGCCTTCAGGTCATTATTTAACCGCGATTTTGAACTCTTTGGTTAACCGTTTTTATACTGCTATGTGGTATACAAGAGAAACGGGTTGCACTTCAGTAAATAAGTTTCTGCGAAATGTGGTGGATTTTGTGTATGGAG